GGTACACTCGACAAACGAAGTGTTCAGATCAGGATGATCACTGAACTGTCTCGCCATGTGCCAGAAAGCAAGAGAATCCCGAAACTCTCCATGTACCGATGATTTTTGGTACTTATATTCTGCATACCTTGATTGATAACCAAAAGGGAGTGTAGGTGTAGGATTCACATAATCATGATATAATTCCTTAGGTTCAACTTCCTGCTCACCAAGCTGAGCAAATTCCGGCCATAGGAACTCTAATTTATCCGATTTTAGCCACATCTTGTCAACTCCCTGAAAATAGTTAGACCGGGGCATAATAGACATAATTCCAATAATATACCCATGTTCCTCAAACTCCCGTTTGAAACCATTGGTATTACCTACAGATACTCCATGTCCATACATCATTCCTCCGGGTTGATCCTGTGCCACATCTCCTGAATTATTCAGTACTTCAGAAATTACAATTGGCTGCTTACCACCTCCTAAATATTCGGGTCGTTGCAACCTTGAATCCGATGATCTTTTTTTGAAATGTGACCATATCTGCTCTATATACCTAGACCCAGCTCGAGCATTATTTTCGAGCCATTCCTGTAAACGGGAAGCCTGACGAAGGTCATTAATTAACATTTCAGTTTCAATCGAATCAATATTCTCAATTGTTGCATAATCTGAAACACTTGACTTTTCTCCTTCCATTTTAGTTCCTGAGGGTGCATCACTATTTGCAACAAAAGATGTTCCAGCATCAAACTGTCCTCCTGTTTGTGGTATAACCGTTGCAGGCTGAGAATAAGTTATATCACTTGTACCGATTGTTAATGGAATACCGACAGCACCACCACGTTGCGTCCAGGGAAGAGCAGAAGTAAAATAATCCTTCTCCCAACATCTCCGCCTTAAAGCGAGTAAAACCGCATAATCATCCGCGTCAACTGTATCTCCTTTGTTCCACACCAATTTTGCCATAAGATTTTGATCTCTATAATACTCATCGAATATTAACTGGTACGCCCTAAAAGGCAATGCATTTATTACTAAATCTTCTGTTACAACTCCTGCCGGTGTAGTAGGAATACCCATATAGTCTGCAAGAGAACCTATACCATACAAAGCCCTCCGGGCTTCATTTAAGGTCATTTGCGGGAATACAGCAGTTTGTAATCCATCCTCACCTCCGGTTATAAATTTTTCCCAATTAGTCCACGTAAGACGATTAGGAACAAAGAAATAATGAGTAAATACATTCATACGGTGCATTACCGGTGATACAAGAGCCTGGAGTCTTACCAAAATTTCAGAATTAACTCTAAACCTGTCCCCGGGTACAACTTCCTGAACTAACATAGGTACTAATTTACCCATGTCTAATGTCTGCTTCCTTTCATGTGAAAGGTCAAAATTTGATTTCTTAGGTGATTTAACCTGAACTGCATTAAATAATTTCATAATTTACGTCTTTTATAGTTTTTAATTTTTGAAACTTTCAGGGCTTCATACCTGTTTTTTAATTGCTCGTAATAATTATCACCGCTTAAAGCATCTGATATTATTACTTCTTTTTCTTTTTTATCTGTAACTCTTCTAACTTTTAAATCATTTATCCTCCTTTCCATTTTAGTAAAAAAACGATCTTTATAATAACGGGGCAACAAGGCAACCTCTCCACCGGGGTTATTAATACGAAATAATTTATTTTTACGGTGGTATTCCTTCATTTCTAAATACTTATACCCTATCCCTGGCCTTCTTGACATCATTACAACATTTTTTTTACCATCTACATTGAAAAAATAAGATAGAACATACTTTATTGACTGGATCCTTACATCTCCACAATGGATAAATCCATTTTCCCAACAACGGGTAATATCACCTTGACTACCTTTGAAATTAAATAACAATATGTGCCAATGTGGACGTCCATAATTGCCTCCGTACTCTCCAACACAATAATATCTGCATTTTGAAACGTGCCTAAGCTTTTTAAAAAAAAGCTGTATATGTTCTTTAATAAGAGTACCGGGGTTTTCAGCATAAGTTAGAGTAATAAAATTTGCAGTATCTGAATATTTCAACTCTTTTTGAATCCTTACCGTCCATTCTTTTATCTTACGATCTTGACAATATACACACTTTCCGCAAGGGAAAGTAAAGAAAGGGGGAATGTCCCCCCTCTCATTTTTCAGAGTAACAGGGGAAATGCATCTCATAACCTACTACCTCCTCTTGATCCTAAAGAATAACGATATAAACGTCTTCCTCTTCTACTTTTACCAAACGATCTACGACCTCTTCTGAAAGTCCGACGTCTGAAATTACGACGATATGCCATGATTTAACACCTCCTTTCATTGGCCTTTTTATTCAAAATTTGACTTTCCGTATAAATCACTATTACGGTTTCTATAATAATAATCCATATTAAGCTTTTGACGGGGTATTTTTGATTTAAACGCATTACCTAACCCTTTGGTCAGGAACATACCAGAAACACCTCCTAAAGCCTTTAAAGCTGTGTTAATTCCAAATTGCCAAGGGTACAACTCAGCCTTTACTTTTTGAAAATCTGTATCTACATATACTTTTTGGGTATCTGCTTCTAATTTTTTATTTAAGGCACTTAATCTCTCAAGGTCTAAAACATACTTTTTATTCCAATAGTGTGCTGAAAACTTAGACCTTTCATTCTCTGCTCTCCAGGCACTATAGCTTGCGTCACTTTCTGCTTTCGCTATTTGAGATTTAAGCTTATCAGTTCCTCCCCATTTCTCATTACCTTCTCTTATTTCCCAATCTCTTTTAGCCTGATTAGCTTCGTAGTGTCTTTTTCTTAATTCCTCTTGAAGAATATCCGCATTACTTTGCCTTATAGATAAATCCTGATACCTCTGCATTGCTCCCAGAATATCTGGTCTAAAGTCATAATTAAATTCCTGCTTCGGTGCCTGATATTTTGGTAATTGAGAAGCATTACCGGATGATCCTTGAGAATAAATAAGCATAGGATTTAAACCAGCATCTTTATACCTCTGCATTTGAGAAGCCGGTGAATTGTACTGGTTTTGAAGATTCCACATAGCCAAATCTTTTTCATAGGCATATTGAGCCATTTGTTTATTTGCTGATATGGTTTTATTAGTGTTATAAATAGATGTTCCAACATTTGCAATAGAATCTACTGCTGCCGGGATAATCTTTATAGCTGCTTGACCTAATTTTGCCCAATCCATAATTTTACTTTTTTAGTTTTAAACCTTTTTTACTTTTAATACTATTTTTCTTATCCCAATTTTCATTATCCTGGTGTTTCATTTCTCCTTTAATTAAATTTACATAAGAATCCCCAGGATCAATCATTTCTCCACAATAACTTACAAATAACTTTAATTGTGTATCCATTTTTACCTCCTATTTTTTATTTAACAAAACAAATATATAATTTTTTCTGACACTTTGTGTCAGTCCGCACTATATTTAACAAGTTTATATAGTGCGATCTCTTTTCGGCTTCTCCGAACCCGTTAATAATAACCTAACGTTTACGCGCCCCAAAAAGTGGCTTACGGGCTTCGCCCCGTACCCGTTCCCTTCGGTCACGCATTTACCCAGACGGGACTTCGTCCCGGGGGTCTCCTTAAAAACGTTGTTTAATGCAAAAAGAAAGCCGGTTATAATCCGGCCTTCATTATTTATCGTTCTCATCTAAATCATTATTATTTACATCGGAAATAGCCTTTTCGTCACTCACTGTCTTTGTCCTTCGTTCCTTTTCGGCTTTAACCTCTTTTAACTTCTTTGATTTAGCTTGAGAATCTTTGAATTTTGTAGCTTCTACAAATTCTTTTGCCTCATCAATATCTGATAGATCATGTTGATCAATCGTCCTTCTGTCCGGATCAATATAATCCTCATCGTCATCATCGTACCTTGCTTCAGGACGGAAAATTCCGTCCATTATACCAGCTCTGTGACGTGCAAATAATTGCCTAATAGTCATACTTTGACCTGGTTCAGTCATAGAACCATAGACAAGCTTCTCGCCTTGTCTCTTGAATTTAATTACCTTATTTTTCATAATCTTTTATAATTTTTAACTTATTTAAAAATTTCATAATAACCCTTTTTACATTCCAATACCAAGGACTGCATCCACACATACAAAAATAACAATCATCTTCCATGAAATGCATCCAAAATGAATACCACTTTCCATATATCCATGTATATTTCATAACCGGGGTGTATTAAAGTATGGTAATGGCCTCCTGGCATGAATTTTATTGAATATATAAGCCATACAATTACCATTTGCTAACTTCAATTCAGTTGCAAATATATCATCAACCGGGGTACACTCGACAAACGAAGTGTTCAGATCAGGATGATCACTGAACTGTCTCGCCATGTGCCAGAAAGCAAGAGAATCCCGAAACTCTCCATGTACCGATGATTTTTGGTACTTATATTCT